TAAAAAAGTAGTTGATTCATTATATAAAGGTGATATAGGTAAAGCATACGACGAGCTTGTTAAAGGAATAAGAGAAGATAATGACCCATCAGGAGCAGATCTTGAAGGAGACCCAGATGAAAAAGTAATGGGTGAAGACAATAACAAAGAAATTAAAGGTCAAGAAATGGTTGACTATATAATGAACCATTGGAATTGGTCAGAAGAAAAAACATTAAATTGGCTTGCAGATAATTTTGGTAAAAATAAGCAAGATGATGGACCTAAAGAAAAAGATCCAAGATATATAGATTATTTAAGAAGAAGTGGTAGAGATGAATATGCAGATAAATTAGAAAAAAATCTCAATGAAAACTCTTCTCAAGATGATGCAGTTGTAGAACTTCGTAATATTATTGGTGATTTAGAAGATAAAGCTGAAGAAGCAAGAGAAATAGTTAGACAATACTTTCCAAATGAATTATCAAGACTAGATGGATATGGTGTATTCAATGTTGCTTATTCGGGCAATAGATATGATGTTACATTAGGTAAATTTGTTGATGGGTTAGAAGAAGGTAATTATGATGATTTAGATGATGAAGATTATGTAAATGAAGGTCATGGTTTAGACCAAGGTGATGTTGATATTCTACAAAAATTTATTGATGGTAAAGATATGGATGTAATTCCATTAAAACGAGTTCTTAAATTTATAGTTAAATCAAATATAATGCAAGATAAAACTAAAGATTTATCTAAAGATAAAGTAGATGAATTACAGGTAAAACCAGATGACCAGGATAAGTTATTTAAAGAAAGAATGCTTCCTGTAGTTAGAAAAAAATTAGCTAAAGCCCCAAAGGCAGATAAAGTAGCTAAAAAACAAAAAATGAAGTTACCTTCTGGTATGATTAATTATATGGATTTTACAAAAAGTATAGCTGAAAAACTTACCAAAAAAGCAAAAGTAGGAGATTTTGTAGACGATTTCCAAAAATCAGATGCTAAACAATTTAAAGGTAAATCAGATAAGAAGAAAAAAGAAATGGCTGTAGCCGCTTATCTATCAAAACAAAATGACTAATGACAGCAGCAGAATTAAGAGAAAAAATCAGATCATTAGCATTACAAGTAGTAGGTGAAAGATCTAAAGCAGATGATGCTGCCGAAGCCTATGATGAGCTAACAAAATTCCCTGAACTAAAGGATATAATAGTTGCATTATTAACCCATGAATTTGATTCATTTTTAGAAGGAATTGATTGGGTTGCTCCACGTCCTTCAACATTTAGAATTAAATTATTAAATGGACAAAACTTTCTTTTAACATATGGATCACGAAGTTGGATAGCTCAAGTAGAAGGTAAAAAATACTATTTACTAAATCTTGATGAAGAAGAGTTTGCTGCCCAAGCAATTGCTCGTATATTACAATATGGACCTGCAAGTGGAGCGGATGTAGATGCTGATGCTGATGCAGGTGGAACAGAAGTAGAAGATGAAGTTGATGTTAACGTAGACGTAGACGCATAAATTATGGATGTATTTGATAAAGTACTTAAAGAAAATAACTGGAAATTTAAAAAAGGATATCCAGACTTAAAAGATAAAGAAGATAAAACTCTCTTACAGTCTATTATTAATGGTTATTTAACTGAAGCTGAAGAAGAAGTTAACATTGATATTGAAGATAAAGAAGTATTAGGAGTTAAAAAAGCAGCACCACCACAACCAAAAGTGGGGTCTGATGTATATAATGCTACTATAAAAAATGCTTTAGATGTAGAAGTTATACCTACAACACCAACTAAATATAAATTTAATGGTGAAGGTGGATCAACTTTTGTTGAACAAGTAAAATCTGAAGATAAAGAAATATTTGATAAATTATTTTCAGTTAAACCTCCTAAAGTAGGTCAAGAAGTAGGTAGTGCAGGTTCATTAGGAGTAGGAAATGGAGAAATAGCTTTATATTGGTTATATAATTTTTCTAATAGTGGAGTAGGCGTTACTGAAGGTAGAGAAGGGGATGACCCAGATCTTAGATTTAATGGAGTAGGAGTTGAAGTAAAAGCATATAAAAATCCAAACGGTACTGTTGGATTGGGTAGATTTGGTGCTGATAAAGAAAATATAGCTTTGTTAAGTATTATATTTGGACTTAATACATTAAGTCAAGTATTAGGTGATGAACCACCTGAAAAAACTATAAACCCAACTAACTTTAATGGAATTCAGTTAAAAGATGCTATGCAACAAGTAATTGATTTTCAAAATATAGATGGATTAGATGCTTTAGCGGCTCAATACCCACTATTTGCTTCTATTAAAAATAATATAGATTCAATTACTTCTAAAATAGGTAATTTCGATGACGCAGAAGCTGGAGCTATAAAAATGGCTGATAGGTTAGTAAGATCTAAATTAGAAAGAAAACCAGGTGGAGGTGGTTATTTAGCCAATGTTAAACCAGATGGAGGATTAAAATTCTTCCAAATTAATTTAGAAAGATTAAATTCTTCTGATTTACTTTCATCATTTAAAGTATCTCAAAGTGCTATCTTAGTTAAATTTTCTAATATATTTGATTAATTATGTGTAAAAAATGTGGATGTAATACTTGTGAAACAGAAATAAGAGGCCCACTCTTAACTGAGGGTAGGGTTAAAAAACTTGTATCTGAAAATTTACAATATCATATAGATAAAAATATTCCATTAATGGAAAATGTATTCAGAATTGGTTCTGATGCTCATTTATCTATGATTAAAGAGGCAAGAAAATTATATTCACGTAATGTACTTGATTTATGTGAAGAAGATAAAGCACTAATGGAAACACATATTGGTGAATTCGATTTATATGAAAATGAAATTGTACCATTAGATCTACCAATGTTAGAAGAACAAATGGATATAGAAGATGAAATAGCAAATGAAGAATTTGGTATGGATTACGACCAGTTAGGTTCAAATGAAAAAGAATGGGTGCGTGATGAAATAGATAATATGAGTATGAGAGAAGAAGTATCATCAGCCAATTTTGCTAAAGGTATTGAAGTAATAAAAGCAACATTATCTAAAGAAGGTGGTGCTGCTGGTTTAGAACCATTAGTTAAAGAATTAGTTAAACTAGGATTTAAAGAAGATGAAGTAGTTGCTCTTCTTAAAAATATGACTAGTGTTAAAAAACATAGAGATGGTGATTATATTTTATTACCATTAGAAGAAGTCACTCGTTATAGTGGTTTCAATAGAAACCCAGAAGATCCAGATTCCGAACCATTTAAACCAACAAAATCAGTATCGGAATTTACAGAAGATTTAAGAGCATTATTTGGTAAATTTAAAGGTGATTTAAAAAATCCTGAATTTATAAAAGGAGTAGCTCAAGTAATGGTTAATTGGAAACCACTTTTAAGAAGCCAATTAGACGAAGCTAAAAAGAAAAAGAAAAAAGAAAAAAAAGACCCACCAATTGGAAAACCAAAACGTGGTGGTTCTAAAGCATATTATGTTTATGTACGTGATCCTAAAACTAAAAAAGTTAAAAAAGTATCATTTGGATCAGGTGGTTTAAGAGCTAAGATTAGAAATCCTAAAGCACGTAAAGCATTTGCTGCAAGACATAATTGTAAAAATAAAAAAGACAGAACAAAAGCAGGATATTGGTCTTGTAATTTACCTAGATATGCAAGTCAGCTAGGTTTAGGTGCTAACATGAATACTTTTTGGTAGGATGAACCCATACACAAATAAAGGTAATATTAGAACGTTTTCAAAAGATGTAAACCCAGAAGAATTGGTTTGGCATCAAGATGCTGAAGTTAGGGAAATTGAAGTATTAGAAGGAGAAGGATGGAGTATACAAAAAGATAATATGTTACCCCGTATGATGAAACCAGGAAATCGTATATTTATAGCTGAAGGAGAAATACATAGAGTACACAAAGGAAATACTGATTTAAAAATTAGAATAAATGGATAATTTTGATTTAAAAAAATATTTAGCTGAAAACCAACTTACACCTAATAGTGTAATGTTGTATAGAGAAAATTCTATTCTTTTAGACGAAGGTATTCTTCAAGATTTAGGTGATAAAATCAAACCAGCATTAGAAAAAATATTTTCAGCTGGTAAATCTAAATCAAAACAAGTATATGATGTAGTAAAAAAAGAAGTTACAGACCCAGAAAATGCAGAAAAAGTTTTAGGTGTTATTTCTAAAGCATATAATGGAATAAAAAATGTAGCAGATAAAGCAACTGGTGATCCTGATGGTTTAAAAGCTATACAAAAATTCATACCAGGACTAAAAACAACTGCTATAGGTACTCTTTTAGGAGCTGCCTATCAAGTAATTGCAGGTACGTCTATAGCAAGTAGTGGATTTTGGGGGTTAAGTAAAGATATTGTTTGGGGTGACCCAAGTACTGCACTTAATATTGGTATATTTTTAGTAGTACTAAAATTAGTTATGTATGCTCTACAGGCTATAGCTAATATTCGTAAAGGTACAAGTGCTGTTAAAGGAATGTTTACTGAAAACGAAGACGTAATGGCAGATGTAGATTTTAGTGATATTGAAGATATTTTTGAATTACAATTAAATTAAATTAAATATGAAAGAAAAAATTTGTAACTTTATTTGCAAGATAACATTTAATAAAATATGTTTAAAGTGGTGTGACAGTAAGTGTTGCACTTCGTAACCTTAATAGATTATCATATATTTATAATAAACAAACAGTTGTAGTTGGTGAGATACCAGCTTTTTAATAATTAAAAAAGACAGCAAACATTATGGGAATATTAGCAGCAAGCGCTTGGTTAGACAAACTAGTAAATAGACCAGGTCACGAATATTGGAATTCAAGAACTTTAGATTCTAAAGATTTTTTATACAGCTACGTAGCAAAAAACAAACCTATGCAAATGATGGAACCAGTAACTATCGCAGACGCAGATGGTGTAATTGGCTCATCACTTTGGTTAGCAGAATATGGATCATGTGCTAACGCAAATACAAACACTTTAACAACAGATACAGCACCAAATTTAATTGCAAATTTAGGATTTACTGTAGATAGTGATTCATTTGATGTTGTAATTAACAACGGAAGTACAGCTAATGTATTAACTATAGCAGCAGGATCAGGCGTAACAGCATTAGGTAACTTAGTTATACCTGTTAACAGAAGTAGAAGATTTAGATTAAGAAGAGCATCTGCAACAACTTGTACTTTATATTCATTATAACCTAAAAAAAGAAAAAAATTATGGCATACGGAAATGTATTAACAACGGATCAAATGTTAGCTCAACAAGTAGTAAGAGCTAGTCATTATTACTGGGACAATAGAGTACTACAAGCAGATAGATTCTTATGGTCTTGGGTAAATAGAATAGAACCATCTACATTCGGTGGTAACCAACATGGATTAGCAGCAGGAGATACTGCAATAACAGCAGATGATTTATATAATTTATCTAATGATCCTAACGCACAGTTTCAACAACATCAAGGTCAAACACCAGGAGGATCAATTGGAGTAGCTATCCCATCAGCGGAAGTTATAATTGTAAGATTTGGTATGATAGTAGGAGATTATTTTGAATTTTCATATACTAACCTATCAGGAGGAAATGTAATTACAGTATCAAGTGGTGCTGGAATAACAGATGTTGGATTAATGACAATTGCAGGAGGAACTACAGCAAGATTTAGAGTTTATGCTTCAAACGTATCAGCAGGAACTTATGCTGGACAATTAATAAGAATTTAATTTAAATAAAAATAAAAAACCATGGCAGGAACAAGAGGACAACAATTAAACGTAGCAGATTTATACTACGGAATTGAAAAAACATTTAGTGGTGGTGAAAGATATATCTGGAACAGCCAAGTATTAAAAGCAAACGATATAGTTTATAGCTTTCAAAATGTCGTTACACCCATAAATCACCAACCAGCTCACGAAGCAGCTGCAGATGGTGCTTTAACGGTTACACCAGCAATAATCAAAAAACAAATTATTGTGTGTACACCAACAGCAGCTAGAAATTTCACAACTTCTACAGCAGCAGTAATTATTGACGGATTATTTGGTGGAACTAGTGGAACAGCATCTCATGAGTTATATGAAATGTATAAATTACATATAGTTAATGCAGCAGCTGCAACTTACGCAATCACATTAGTAGGTGGTTCAGGAGTAACAGTAGTAGGTAGTGCAGTAGTAGCAGCTAATTCATCAGCAATGTTTGATATTTCATTAGCAACAGCAACAACTATCTCAGCATTAAGAGCTAGTTAAAAGTAACACATATAGTTCGATTCATAGCCGAACGATTATTTAAATTAAATTAAGAGATCTGTGGCCTCCATTTGGAGGTCACATTTTTTTTTCGTATATTTACACATAAATTAAATTCTAGAATGGGCAAAAACATAGTAATAATAGGAGCAGGAGTAGCAGGAGTAAATGCAGCTACAAAATTAGTTGACAACAACTTTGATGGTAAAATAACAATTATAGATATGGGTAAAGATCCATATTTAAGACCATATGAAGAGGTAATGACAGGTTACTTAGGAGCAGGTGGTTGGTCAGATGGTAAATTAACATATTCTACTCAAATTGGTGGACAATTATCTAAATATGTAGGTGATGAAAAAGCAATGGAGCTTATGAAGCAAGTAGTAGATAATTTTACTAGATTTCACCCTCACCCAGAGCAAATTATATTATCTTCACCTGATGAAGAACCAGATTTTATTAAACCATACTTTGGGTTAAGATTATTTCCAGTATGGCACATTGGTACTGATTATTTACATGAAATTGGTAAAAGTTGGTATGATTATTTAGTTAGTAAAGGTGTAGATTTTATTTGGGAAACTAAAGTTAATGATATAGATTTTAAAGATCAAATAGTATATTATCAAGATAATTTCCAACCAATGGTAGAAGGTTTAATATATGATAAACTTATTTTTGGTGTAGGTAAATCAGGTATTGATTTTACTTCTGAAATAATGCAAAGATATGATTTACCAACAGAAGAAAAACCAGCTCAAGTAGGTGTTAGATTTGAAGCACCACAAAAACACTTTCAAAAGTTAATTGATGTAGCTTACGATTTTAAATTATATAGAAAATTTGATAATGAAGGTGTATCATTAAGATCATTTTGTACAAATAATAATGCTGCATATGTAGCAGTAGAAGAAACATATGGAGACCACAGTTATAATGGTCACGCTAAAAAAGATGAAGCATTTAGAAATGATATGACTAATTTTGGTATATTAATGGAAGTACAAGGTATAGATAAACCATTTAAATGGGCTAGAGAATTAGTAGGTAAAGTACAAGAAAATAGTACAGGTTTATTTTATAGTCCAAGTAGAGAACCATCTACAACATCAGAAGGAGTAGATGTATCATCAACCAAAATAGAAAATTTAGATGTAGTTAAAGATGCATTTCAAGGATATTACAAATACATTGAGGATTTTATCAATGACATGAAGTTAGTATTTCCTACATTGAAAGATGATTGGGGAATCTATGTACCTGAGGTAAAATATCTGGCTCCTGAACCGTTGGTTAATTATAATGACCTTTCATTAACTAAATACCCAAATGTTCACTTTGTAGGAGATGCCCTTTCTGCAAGAGGTATTTCGGTATCGGGAGCTCACGGTACATTTGTTGCTGAAAACATTTTAAAAAATGAATAATATTTGGTTTTTTGGTGATTCATTTACTCATGGCACTGGCTGTAGACCAGAAGATGAGTATTATAAATTATATCCACCTAAAGATAATGATAAACTTTGGGTTGATATAGTATCTGAAAAATTAAATTTAAATCAAAAACGAAATCCTAAATATGGGATGGGTGCTAATCCTTATTTATTAAGTTTATTTATTAATGAAATACCTAATATGTTAAATAATGATATTGTTATAATATCTGACTCTAACCCAGATGGTGTATTAGCATATGATAAAAAAAGAAATAAAATAGGTAGCTTAAATTCCGGTACTTTTTTTGATAAAAAATATGGTAAAGAACAAAATCATCTCCACCAACAAACATCTTGGCATGATTATTTAGGTTGGAGTGATGATGAAAGTAAAATGGTTGCGGTAGATTATTCTAAAAAATATTTTGCCCCATACCAAGATAAATGGTCAGAATGGTATTTTAATCAAGTTAAATCATTATCAAAAGAATTAATTAATAGAAATATTAAAGTTTATTTTTGGTCTTATAAAGAATGGTTTTTAGGTAAATATAGTATAATAGCTGATATAGATGAAAATTTAAGTGATGGACATTTTAGTTGGTTAGGACATAAACAGTTTTCAACGTTTATACTTAATAAAATAAAACTTACAAAAAGCCTTGGAGAACAACAATAAATTACGTATATTATAGTATGGGAAAAAAACAAAACGAGTGGCCAGCAAGCCAAAGATTAAAAAAAGCAGACGGAACTATCGCTTATATTTGGGATGGTAAATTACATAACTGGGATGGACCAGCTTTAATTCCTGAAGGGAATGAAAAGAAAGCAGAATATCATTTATATGGTATTCAATACAGTAAAGAAGATCATAAAGAAGCAATTAGAAACCAAACAGGATTGCCTTGGTATAAACAACCAGCACCTAAAGGACAAAACCACAGGAATTAATATGAAAATAGGATTATGTGGCACAATGAGTGTAGGTAAAACAACATTGGTTAATGCCCTAAAACAATTACCAAAATTTAATAATTATAATTTTGCTACAGAACGTAGTAAATATTTAAATGGTTTAGGCATTCCATTAAATACGGATTCTACCCTAAAAGGACAAACAGTGTTTTTAGCTGAACGTTGTGCTGAATTAATGCATGATGATATTATTACAGATAGAACAATAATAGATGTAATGTCATTTACTCAAAATGCTAAGTCCATACCTTACCAAGATAAAGATAAATTTATAGAATATGCGAAAGAATTTATTAGAGAATATGATTACATTTTTTATATTTCTCCTGATGGCTTGCCTATTGAAGATAATGGAGTACGTGAAACAGATGAACACTATAGAGATGTTATAGATTTTACTATTACAAGTTTTATTAGAAAATATGCATACATGATGAAAAATGTAGAAACTATAAAAGGCACTACAGAAGAGCGAATTGAACAAATATTGAATGTTATTAAGTCTTAACATATTTATAATAAAATCTAACTATAATGAGAAAATCTGAATTAAAATCGTTTATAAAAGAAAATATAATTGAAACTTTAACTGAAAAAATTGACTTTGATGAAGTTTTAACTTTAAGAGGTATAAAAGCTGATTTAGAAGATGAAATAGCTCAATTATACAGAGATATGGAGCAAGAAGCAGAACCAGAAGGTGGGGCAATTGCAGATAGATATGGTAATGAACTGAATAAATTAGAAGACCGTTTATATAAAGTTACAAAACAAATCCGTGACTACGATATGAACGAAGATATAGATGCAGACGATGATGATGCTAAAGCAATTAAAGCAGCTAAAGGTGCTAGAGGTAAATTTAAAAAATTAGATTTAGCAGTTAAAGCATTAAAAAATATAGAGACTGAAATGAAGTCATTAGCTCGTAAATATAGTTCAGGTGACGAAGCAGAAAAAGAAAGAATTAAAGATATTTTAAGAGTTAAAACTCCACAAAAGAAAGAGTTAGAATCACTAGTTGCAAAATTAGAAAAAGATGTTGTCTAAAGAAAGATTAATTACTTATAGTATAATTTTTATTCTACTAAGTACATTAATTTATTTTGTATTTTTAGGGGATGAAAAATATGTTGAAGATTATAATATTAAAATCGATGCTTTAGAAGCAAAAGTTGATTCATTGCATCATATAAATGATGATTTAGTATTTAAAATAGATACTTTAAATCAAGAAATTGTAAAATTAGACCTAGAAATTGGTCAACAAGATAAAAAGATTGTCACTTTAAAATATAAAGTAAATGAAAAAGTTAATTCCGTTGATAATTTTAATGACGATGAGCTTACAAGGTTTTTCACAGAACGATATAAACAAATCGATTCAATTAAAAAAACCAATAGCGAAACTCGTAATTAAAGATTTAATAACTGGTGACGGTGCTAAAGAAGAATTAAGTTTATTAAGTAAAAAATTAAACTTATTAGAAACAAAAATAGTTTTTAAAGATAGTGTTATACTAAATTTAAATAAAAGTGTTATAAATTTTGAATCCTTAATGCTTACCAGAACAAATCAACTAGCTTTATCACAAGAGCTGTCTTTAAAACTACAAACTGATTTAAAAAAACAAAAAGCAAAAACTAAACTATTTCAACTTGGAGGAGGAGCTGTATTAGTTGGAGGAATAGTTTTGTTATTAGCTAAATAATATGGGTCAAGATATAAAAAAAGTAATACGATCAGAATATTTAAAATGCGCCAAAGATCCAGTGCATTTTATGCGTAAATATTGTTATATACAACACCCACAAAGGGGCCGTATACAATTCAATTTATTCCCATTCCAAGAAAAGGTATTGTCGTTATTCCAGGATAATCCATATTCAATAGTATTAAAATCTAGACAATTAGGTTTATCTACCTTATCTGCAGGTTATTCTTTATGGCTAATGACATTCCATAAGGATAAAAATATTCTTTGTATTGCAACAAAACAAGAAACAGCTAAAAACATGGTTACAAAGGTAAAATTTATGTATGAAAATTTACCTTCATGGCTGAAAATTGATGCAGATGAAAATAATAAGTTGACACTTAGGTTAGCAAATGGGTCCCAAATTAAAGCAACATCAGCTTCAAGTGATGCAGGTAGATCAGAAGCAGTATCATTACTATTAATTGATGAGGCAGCATTCATTGAAAATATTGGAGAAATTTGGGCATCAGCTCAACAAACACTAGCTACAGGTGGTGGTTGTATTGCTTTATCTACACCTTATGGTACAGGTAATTGGTTTCATCAAACCTGGACTCGAGCGGAGGCAGCAGAAAATGACTTTTTACCTATAAAATTACCATGGTTTGTACACCCAGAAAGAGATGAAGCTTGGAGAAAAAGACAAGATGAATTATTAGGTGATCCTAGAATGGCGGCACAAGAGTGTGATTGTGATTTTAGTACATCAGGTGATATAGTATTTTACCCAGAATATATAGAATATTATGAAAAATCTTTTATTAAAGATCCACTAGAAAGAAGAGGTAATGACCAAAACTTATGGGTTTGGGAACAAGCAGATTATTCAAGAAATTATATGGTAGTAGCTGATGTATCAAGAGGCGATGGTAAAGATTATTCTGCATTCCATGTTATAGACACAGAAACAAATGTACAAGTAGCTGAATATAAAGGACAAATTGGTACTAAAGAATACGGACACTTATTAGTTGGTATAGCTACAGAATATAATGAAGCAATGTTAGTAATAGAAAATGCTAATATTGGTTGGGCTACTATACAGGTAGTAATTGATAGAGCATATCAAAATCTTTACTATTCACAAAAGAGTGGAGAAGCCAATGTTAATTCGTATTTTGATAAATATCAAGA